CTAAAATACAACAAAGAGTTGGGAACACCTAATGCAGATTCTAACATCTACATTGATACGGATTCGGTATTCTTCTCAGCAGCACCTTTGTTGGATAAGAGAAAACCAAATTGGAAAGATAATGACCAAGAAACCATTGCTGGTTTTGTGAATGAAATAGCAGAAGAGGTTCAGAATTATCTCAATAACTTCTACGATATGTTATCGGAAAGAGTATTCAATGTAGATAAAGATAAACACCGATTTGAGATTAAGAAAGAATATGTTTCTAAATCAGGTATTTGGATTGCTAAGAAGAGATACGCACAATGGATTATTTCCGATAATGGTGTACCTGTGGATAAGTTGGATGTAAAAGGATTGGATGTTGTTCGTTCTTCATATCCAGCTGCATTCCGTAAATTTATGAGTGAAATCCTCATTGAGATTCTAAGAGGTGATGATGAAGAAACTATCACTAATAGAATTGATAAGTTCAAAAGAGAACTACCAACTATGGATGTAGTAAAGATTGCTAAAGCTGGGGCTGTTAAAAACTTATCAAAGTACATGCCTAAGAAGAAGAACCAAACGGCAATGTTCCAATTCGCACCAGGTACTCCAGCGCATGTAAAAGCATCAATCGCATATAATCAATTATTGAAACACTTTGGGGTAGAAAATCAATTTGAACCCCTAAAAGATGGTGATAAGATTAAGTGGGTTTATCTAAAACAAAATCCATATGGGTTGGATGGTGTAGCTATGAATGGTTACAATGACCCACCTCAGATTATGGAACTGATTAACACTTATATCAATCACGATAAAATCTTTGAAAGAGAACTTCTGAAGAAATTGGAAGATTTCTATGGAGCATTGGATTGGGGTGAAGTTTTATCCTCAACCAAAACGGCTGAAAAGTTTTTCTCTTTTTAGCTTGTATAATTAAAAATAAATTCGTATATTTGTAACACTTAAAAATAAACATTAAAAGTAAATTATGGAAAAAGTAAAATTTGATGGTTTCATCAATCGTTACAACCTTGGTGGAGAGGTTGAATCGGTAATGGTAAAATCAGAAGGTACTGACCTTTCGGTTCGTATGATTTCTGATGACAAAACCCTTTTGGGAGATGTATCAGTTAGTGGTGCAGATTTTCCCAATGGAGAGTTTGGTATCTACACTACATCTCAGTTGAAAGGTCTATTGAGTGTGTTGGATAACACTATTGAAGTAGAAGAAGTAACTGGTGCACTAAAGTTTTCAGATAAGGGAACAAAGATGCAGTATATGTTGGCAGCACCTTCAGTTATCCCAGCGGTACCTGATTTGAAAGCACTTCCTCCTTTCAATGTAGAGATTACACTCAATGATGAGTTTGTAAACAAATTCATCAAATCTAAGGGAGCATTATCAGATGCTGATACTTTCACATTCACTTGTAAAGATAACAATGGAGAGATTATCTTAGGTTATTCTTCAATCAATTCAAATAGAATTTCTATCTCAGTTGATTGTAAGTGTGATGGTGATGTAGAACCAATCGCATTCTCTGCGAAATATCTAAAAGCTATTCTATTGGCTAACAAAGGTTCAAACTCTTCTTCATTGAAGATTTCATCGCAAGGTTTGGCACATTTGAACTTTGTAGATGGAGATTACACTTCAAATTATTATCTAGTCGAAATCAAGTAACTATGAGTTTTTGGGATACTGAACCAGCAAAGCCAGAATTTGTATTTGAAGATGAGAAAAGAAAGCTCATTGAGAATATGGATTACCTTATGACAATGAGTGTTGAAGAGCAAACTCTATATAAAAAGTGGGTAGAGTTGCAAGAAGATTCAATGCTCAGAGATAAATCCCAAATTGCCGCATTGTATGATATGCAATGGAAACCAACTGATATCAACAATAAGGAACTAACCATCAAAGAGATTGAAGAGTTAGAACCTTATGTTGAGATTGTTGAGGATTCCAAAGAAGCTACAAAATGGACTTATCTCAGAAAAATGATTCACACAATGAGTTGGACAGCTAATCCTGGTCGAAATGTGAAGTTATTTATCAAAGATAGAAAGAGTGGCAAATTGTTAGGTTTGGTATCACTAGCCTCAGATGTTACTGCAATGAAGGTTAGAGATGATTATATCGGATGGACCAAAGAAGATAAATTCCAAAATGGGAAGTTGAACTACACAACTATCGCTTCCACCATAGTCTGTACCCAACCTCTGGGTTATAATTTCTTAGGCGGTAAACTTACTGCTATGATGACTACGGTACCTGAAGTGAGAGAGTATTGGAAGAAGAAGTATGGACAGACTTTGATAGGTGTGGGAACAACTTCCCTATATGGAATTCATTCTCAGTATAATGGTATTCCGCATTTTAAAACTTTGGGTGAATCTGCTGGTAAGATTGCAATCAAACCTGATGATGAGTTCTATGACCCTTGGCATCAATGGTTGAAGGAGAATCGTAATGAGTGGTATCAATCAGCAATCACAAATGAGAGAATTCGTAATGGTAAGAATATGGGAACTGGTGAAGGTGCTAGTGGACCTGTAAGTGGTATCAAACAAAAGATTCTATCTCAGATTTTCAAAGAATGTGGTATCAAATCATCTGATTATCACCACGGATTTAAAAGAGGTGTATATCTTGCAATGATGTATGAAAACGGACCTGAGTTCCTCCGTTCAGAGATTGAAGAATCAGAACTTAAAATGAAAAAGAAGTTTGAAGAGGGTGTAGATTACATCAACAATTGGTGGAAAAGACAAGCAATCAAACGATATTCAAAATTACATGATGAAGGTAGATTAAAGCCCGAAGATTTATTCTATATTGATGGTATAGGTAAAGATTGGGAAACCTTCAAATCAGAAAGATTAAACGAAGTAGGTAGATAAAACATAAAATATGGGATTTTTTGAAGAAACAAATAATAAGCAAGTAGATAATAGCTTGTGGGTGGAATCTTACAGACCAACCACCTTAAAAAACTATGTAGGTAACGAACACCTTAAAGAAAAAGTTGAAGGTTATTTAGAAACTGGTGATATTCCTCACCTACTCCTTTATGGTAGAGCTGGTACTGGTAAAACTACATTGGCTAAACTGATTGTAAAATCATTGGATTGTGATTATATGGTAATCAACGCATCTGATGAAAACAATGTGGAAACTGTAAGAAACAAAGTGAAGAACTTTGCATCTTCAATGGGATTCAAAAAGTATAAGATTATTATCTTAGATGAGTTTGATTACATGTCTCAGAATGCACAAGCTATTTTGAGAAACTTAATGGAAACATTCTCACAACATTGTAGATTCATTTTGACTTGTAACTATGTAGAGAAAGTGATTGAACCAATTCAATCTCGTTGTCAAACTTTCCAAATTGTACCTCCTACTAAGAAAGATGTAGCAGTTCAAATCTCAAAGATTTTGAAAAGTGAGGAAGTAAAGTTTGAACCAAAGGATTTAGTTCCAATCATTGATGCTGGTTATCCTGATATTAGAAAGATTATCAATACTTGTCAATTGAATTCAATCAAAGGTTCTTTAAAAGTAGATACTCAGAACCTATTGGAAAACGATTACAAAATGAAAGTTTTGGATATCCTCAAATCTTCGGATGATAAGAGAAACAAATATGTAAATATGAGACAAACTATTATTGATAGTAGAGTAACTGATTTCTCAGAATTATTCACTCTCTTATATGAGAAGGTAGATGAGTACGCTCCATCAAATACAGCGAATGTAATCATCGCTCTTTCCGAAGGACAGAACAAACACTTCAACGCTATTGATAAAGAGATTCCAATGGCAGCAACACTTATAGAAATTTTAAACTTAATCTAAGATGGCAAAAATCGTAGGAATGGGTGGTAACAAACCACAAAAAGCATCAGAACAACCAACACAACAAGCAAAGTTGGATTTAGCAAAATCAAATCCAGTTGTATGTGCACATTGTGGGTATGATATCTTCGTAGATGGTTCTAAATTCAGAAAGATATCTAAGTTAGCAGCAGGAACGCCACAAGATGTAATAGTACCAATTGAAGTTTTACTTTGTGGGAATTGTGGTGAAGTGTGTGAAGAACTTCTATCACCACAACTTAAAGTGTTAGAAGAATTAGATAAAAAGAAATCAGAAGAAAGTGGCAGCTAGTTTATTTGACCATATCAAACAAATAACAAATGTTCAGAATCCCAAATATTGGGATACATTGGATGAATCAGATAAAAAGACCTGGTCGAATTATATGGTGCTTCGTTTTTTATCTATGAAGTATGAGTGGGTAGAAACCATTGCAGCTGTTCAACCTTATTTACAAGAAGTTCCACCAAAAGCAATGTATCTTGCTTTGATTGATTTACTTCCAAAAGGTAGACACTTTATGAAGTATATGAAACCAAAGGGTGCTGATAAGTACGAAAGTTGGTTAGTAGAGTTGGTAGCTAAACATTATGAAACTTCAAAGTTAGAAGCTGAAGATTATTTGAAGATTCTTTATGCTAGTAGAACGGGTAAAGAAAGGATTCTTCAATTAGCGGAGGATTATGGGACAGACCCAAAAATTATTAAGAAATTAAAGATAAAAGTTTGATAATCTCAAACTTTTTTCGTATATTTGTATAACAAACAAAAGATTATGGCTAAAGTAAGTTTCTCACAATATCAATTATACTCAACCTGCCCGAGAGCATATAAGTTGAGGTATATTGATAAGTTGGGAGAATCATCAGCTAACATATATACAATTTTTGGGACTAGCATCCACGAAACCATTCAGCATTTCCTTTCGGTAATGTATGGGGTTTCCAAAAAACAAGCTATGGAAATAGATACCGATAAATTGTTGTTGGATTGGATGAGAAAAGAATACATCAAAGAGAACGAAAAGTTGACAGAGGGTACAATATGTACTCAGTTGGAATTAGAAGAGTTCTATGGTGATGGTAGAAGAATCTTAGAGTGGTTCAAAAAGAAAATTGATAAGTTCTACACAAAGACTGGTTTTGAATTGGTAGGTATTGAATTACCACTAAAC